ACGTGGCGTTGTACTCGTCTTGGAGCTTTTGCGCTGCGACTACCTCTGCCACGATCTCGGCAGCGTAGGCAGCTGCCGCGCGGCCCAGCTTTTCCTGTTCCACCAGCGCGGTTGCGGCCTCCTTGCGGGCGATGATGGCCTTCTCGAAGGCCAGCTTCTCCTGCATCACCGCGTCGACCGTGAGCAGGGTCTGCAGGTTGTACTTGTGCTTGCTGGTGCTGATTTCCTCGTACAGCTTCGCGATCTCCTTTTGGACCGTGGTCAGCTCCTGGGCCGACTCGGCTTCGGCTTTCAGGGCCGCAGCTCCGGTACGCACGGATGCAATCAGCGCGGCATTTTCGTCAACGCCAGCTTTGACAGTCTTCGCGGGTTTTTCCAGCGCTTCCAGACGGGCAAGCTCGCGGCGCAGGGCCGTGTCGCCACTACCTACGCTACCAATGGGTGCCGCGGCCTGTTGCTGCGCGGTGTTGAGCTTTTCCAGCTCGCCGCGCAGGCGGATGATCTCGGCAGTGCGCTGTTTGACTTTGGCATTGAGGATGGCATCGTGCGGGCTGCTCGCGGCCTGCGCGTTGAGGCGCTCCAGGTTTCGCAGTTCACTCGTGATGCCCGCAATGGTTTTGGCCTGCGCGTCAGCGTAGGCGGACAGGCCACCAACCACGGTCCCGCCAACCAGGAGCGCGAGGGTCCAGGGATTGAGGGATGCGACGACACCACGCAGCACAACGAGCGCCCCGCTCACTCCGCCAATGCCTGCGGCGAGCGACGCCAGCTTGCCAACTGCGGCCACCGACGCCAGGCCGGCAAGGGCCCCGGCTGTGGTCTTGATGGCCGTCTCGTTTTCTCGAAGCGCGGCACCTACGGTCTGCACCACGTCCGATACGCCCTGCAATGCTTTGGCCAGCGTGTTTGATACACCGCTGGCTTTGTCGAATTCGCCCACGGCCAGCACGGTGGAGTTTTGCAGCTGCGTGAAGGCCTGGCCAACAGTGACGACGGAGTTTTTTACCTCGCCGGACAACACCCTGGATTGCGACTCCAATGCCTTGATGACGGCGGCAGCGGTGATCTGGCCTTGCTTGCCCATCTCGCGCAACTCGCCAGTGGACACTCCCAAGCCGTCTGCCAGAGCTTTTGCCAGACGGGGGGTCTGCTCCATGACGCTGTTGAGTTCGTCACCCCTCAAGGCGCCGCTGGCCAGACCTTGGGATAGTTGAACCAGGGATGCGCGGGCAGATTCTGCAGAGCCGCCACTGATGGAGACCGCGTTGGAGATGGACTCGGTAATGGCCAGCAGCCGGCTTTGCGATATACCCAAGGCCTCCCCCGCGCGGGAGATGCTGGCAAAGGTGCCACCCAGTTCGGTGAAGCTGACCCGGCTGCGCTGCGCGATGTCGAACAGGGCGCTGTAAGCACTGCTGGCGGCCTGGGTGGAGCCGGTCGCCAGCTTCAGTTGGTTGTTGAGGATGGTGACGGCGTCTGCGGCTTGCACAAACGCGCGTACCGACAAGCCGGCCCCCGCCGCGCCAGCGAGTGAGCGAAAGGACTGACCGACCAGGTCAGCAGCGCGCGAGACGCCGCCCATTTCACCAGTGACCTGACGCAGGCCGTTGGTGACTGCCGCTTGACCGTCGATCGATAGGCGTATGCCAACGTCAGTTTGTGCCATGTGCGGGCTCAGGTTCGCTGGTCTCTTTTGGCGGCAATAGTCCAACCTTCCAGGGTGCCACACTCAGCGGCGCAAATGCCGTCGAACGTGTCTTTGCGCTCGGGGCCTTGTAGCCCTTGTTCGTCCAGGTAGGCGCGCACGCCCGCGTAATCGAGCCCGGTTGCACCGCCCATGCCAGAGGTGCGCCATTGGGTCTGCACCTGCTTCCAGTGACACCAGGTTTGCTCGTTGCAAGGCCACAAGTAAGCAATCTCTGGCACATCGTTGGCAGCATGGGCAAACACAGCTCCCATGAAGCCGCCGGACTTGCTGCCGCTTTTGGTATGTTCATGGGCGATGGTCTGTTGGGCCAGAGCACGGGCGAGCGCGGCTAGTTTTTTGCTTTTGCGCCAACTTCTGTCAAGTAGGTCTGAAACACGACCTGCGCCACGCCATGGATCTTGCACAGCTTGCGATAGGCAGCCTCGGTGTAATCCATGGGCTTATCGTCTGCGTCGCGCACGCCGACCCAGCTTTCAATCACGTCGACCATGAAGTCGATCACAGATGCGTCAGAGTCACTCTTCAACTTGGTTTGAATGGCGTCGTGGTCCAGTCGGACGCACGTGAGGAAAAAATCAAACGGCTGAGGGATGCCAGATTCGTTGTTGATGGAGCCCCGCACTTTGAAGCCAACGGTGTCCGAGATTACGATTTTGATTGCCACGATGTGCTCGATTCTTGATGCGCCCGAGATGAACAGGGGCGCAGGGCGGCCAGGCTCGGGCAAGACCTAGCAGGCGGAGTGAACCCCCGCCCTGCCCTGCGCAAAAACCGCTTAGGCGTAGCTGGTGGACTCGCCCTGGATTGCGATGGAGCAGGCCACTGTGTTGGCCTGGCCAGCGGCCTGCTTGGCGCGCCGGCTGGTGACCATGAAGCCATAGCCGTAGGTGGTGAGGCCGCCGGGCACGGTTTGCTTGAAAGCGCACTTGGTCAGCACTTTGCCGATGGCAATCATGGCGATCAGGGTGGCGTTGGCGGGGTCGAAGCCCAGGGTGAGGGTGAGCGTTTCGGGGTTGAAGCCGATGGGCTGGTTGATGCTGTTGCGCCGCGACAGGGGGGATATGACGCCGTATTTTGGGTCACCGCCAGACACGTCAATGCCCAGGATTTGCGGGATCTCCACCCAGCCGCTGATCTTCTTGGCGGTGCCAATGCCAGTGCCGGCCGGGAAAAAGTCGGTATTGACGGTATTGAGGCCAAGCAGGCTGAAAGTGTCGGCGCTGAGCTGGTCGGCCTTGTAGACGGATTCGTTCACGTCATCCCAGCCGCTGGCGATGAGAAGCTCGTCGCTGTCGGAATAGCCATGGGCGACGGAGGTGGCGACTGCGGGGTCGCCGTTGGTCAGGGCGGAGATGGTTTTTGCAGCGGCGAACGTCGTGCTGTAAAAGAATTTGCCGCCTTCGGGGAAGTAATACATGGTTCGATACTCCTGTGATGTTGGGAGGGGTTAGGAAAGGGTGGCGCCCGGGCTGCGGTGGCGGGCCTGAAATACCAGGGTGGCGCAGGTGGTTTGCTCGTTGTCTGCGTCGTAGTCGTACTCGATGCTCTGTGGCTGCAGGTCCAGCACGGCGCCGCCGAGTGTTTGATCAGCCATCAGGCGGGCGTACACGGCCTCAAGCAGCGCGTCTACGGCCACGTCTGGCGCAGTGGCTGAGCCGGAGCGGGCGTAACACTCCACCGCAATGGCTGTCACCCAGCTGACCGGATAGCCTGGCGAGAGCGCGACCTGGTCCACGCGGGATTGCAGGGGGCGCACGATGACGGCCTGGGTGCTTGACTGCGCAAGGGGGCGCAGGCGCACGCGGGCGATCTGGCTGGCCACGGGTGTGCCGCTGGAGAGCGCGGCCACGATGGCTGTGACTGCAACGTTGACGATGCTGGTCATGTTGCGGACTCCAGGACCAGGCGGCTGATGCCGGTGCCGTCGGGCTCGTGGGCGGCCACCAGGTAGCTGACTGCACCGACCACAACGGTTTTTCCGACTGGTTCGACAGGCAGGTCTGCAGTGCGCACGGTGAGCACGGGCTGGGTGCTGGTCATGCCGATCATGCCGACATCGCCAAGAGTGTGGGGCGTGTCAAATATGCCAACGACGGCGATGGAGTCGACCACGGCATCGGTGTTTGACAGGCGCGCAAAGACCGCCGCGTTTAGGCGGGCTTCGAGTGCTGCAAATGATGCTGCGGCCATGGTGGCAAGCCTGACTTAGGCCGCTACAGCGGTGAAGCAGCCGAGCTTCATGGTCACGGTGGGCGAAGGGTTGACGGCGGCGGCAACGGCGATGCCGACGCATTGCTGCGCGGTCAGTGTCTTATTGACGCACTTGTTGGTGGCATCCCAGAACAGGCGGTCTCCAACGCTGATGGCTAGGGCACTGGTCTTGGCGATTTCGACTACGCCTTCGGTCTTGAATTCGCCCGCGGTGCTGATGGCGACGTCTTGTGTAGCAACGCCAAACAAGCTGGTGCCGAAGAGGTAGCCAACGCCGGATAGGACGGCGGCCGCCGGCGTGAGGGTGAGCGTGTCGCCAGGCTGGGTGAAGTTCTTCATGATTCGGTCCTGAAAAATGTGGGTTTGGGTCCGGGGAGACCACCCGGGAGCGTTGGCACCCTGGTGGTTGTGGCGGCTGGCGGCTTAGGCGCCGTTGGCCTTGTACAGGCCGCGGTAGTCGATGGCCTTGGCAGCAAAGTCTTCGCGGCACTTCCAGCTGATGCCGTCGACCTCGAAGCCCATTTCGGATTCGATCACGGGACCTTCGGCGCCGGCGAGGTACATGTACTCGACGGTGTCCACCTGGCCGCTGTTGGCGGCGAGGTACCAGGCGGTGGCGCTGGATGCGTCGAGCAGCGGCTCGATGACGGGCTCCACAGCGGTGCGGCCACCCTGGCGGAACTCATTGACGTCAGATGGCTTGGCAGGGACGTAGTTGCTGCTGGTGAACTGGTAGGCGGTTTGCTCCAGCGCGGCAGGCACGATGAGGTACTTGGGCGCGAGGTTCAGCTCTTCGCTCTGCATGCCCTTTTGCACACGCATTGCAGCGCGGGCGGTCTGCAGGGACGAGAACTGCAGCGCGGAGCCGGCGCCGGTGCCAAGGTTTCCGTGGGTGGCGTGGAACAGTGCCACGGTGTCGGACAGCGCTGCGTTGGCAGTGAGTTGGGCGTAGACCAGGCGGTTTTCCAGGCGGCGAGCGGAATAGCCGAAGGCAGTGACCAGGCGGTCGAAGGCGCGCAGGTCGTCGTTGATGATTGCCTGGCGGGTGAGGCTGACGATGCGGCCGTAGGTGATTACGCCGTAGGTTTCTCCGCCGTCCTTCATGGTGCCGTACTTGAACTCGCCATGCTCATTGGTCTGCAACAGGTCCGGCGCGCCGGAGAGCGCAGCGATGGTGACGTTCTTGAAGTCTGGGGCGTCGGGCGCGCGGCGGGCCCACAAGGCGTAGGTACCCGGGTTC